CTTTCCAACTCATTTTAAAATCCTAAAAATGCTCCAATACCAGGAAAAATATCTTTAGTAGCAATCCTTTGTGGTAGTTTTACATTTATTAAATCAAGGGCAGATTGAGCTTCCCATGTAACTATATCTCTTGTCTCAGTAACTTTACGATCTAAAAAATAGATTTCTTGCGGAAATTCTGCAGTTGGATCAGGTGTGCCAAATGGATTTGTTTGTGATGTTGATGAAGAAGTTGTTTGCTGTTGAATTGTATTTGGATTATTCATTGTAATTGTATTACCCATGCCATTACCATGTACTGTGCAATAGTATCTAAGATCGTTAGGGGCAGATGGATATACTGGCTGATAGGTAACTGTTGCATCTGTTCCAAGAGTTCCAGCATTTGTTGTAGTTTGTTGCCCTCCAGCATCAGATTTTATTCTTAAAGGATGTCCTACATTTGAGCTATGAGATTGATTAAAGATATAAGTTGAACCTCTTTTCATGGTAATTACAGGATTATTAGAACCATTTATTGCAAAAACATTAGATCCACCAACATTTACTACGGTGACAGTATAAGTAACAGTCTCAGCATCAGAGGGATCAGCTACAGTTTGAGTTGTTGTAGATGTTGTTGTAATTGGAGCAAAGTTAACAGCATCTAAATACTTTGCTAGTGTTCTAATTCTTGTTAATTTTGCTCCGTTTAAATCATTTCCTACAGTTGTTTTATTAACGTCTTGCATTATTGCAGTAATTGTTCCAAAGATATTACTTATTGAAATTTGTGGTCTAGGTAAAGTACCTGTAGATCCAAATTCAAATCCCGAACATTGAATAGGAAATCTTAAGTATGAATTACCATTCCAAACAACTTCTCCATTAGCATTTAAATTAACACCATTATGGAAACGATATAACGTATTAGAACCATGCATTGCATTATTTAATTGAATAGTAAATAACTCAATAATTGCAGTAGGATTTATATCTTGTAAGTCTGAAACTGGTATTGCCATTAGGGTTCAAATACCTCAGTAAATGTTGCATTAAGAGTTGCTCTATTAGGCACATTTAATGTTTCTTGCCATTGTTTACAAATATATTTTCTTGCAATTGATGCACCAGGTGGAGTGTAATCAAAACTTTCTACACCTCCTCTTGCATCTAAAAAAGCTTTAAAAGTATTTGATTCCGCTTGAGTAATATTTTTCCAGTTAAATGTCCATGTTTTAGGGTTTTGATTTAAACCAAAAGTTGTTCTTTGTTGGTAACCATCACCAAACTGTGTAACACGTACATTAGGATTACTAGATTCTGATGCTGGATAAGAGGGTTGTGGAGTTGAAGGAAAGGTTGGCATAACTAAGCTGCAGATAATAGACCGCCTGGTCTTTTTTGTTTTGTAATTTCACTTTGTACTGCAGTTGATATAAGCATTCCTAATTCTCTTCCACTAGCTTCATCTCCCTCTACGTTAGAACCTGATGCATCAACAGAAACATTTATAACAGTAGAACCGCCACCAGATGATTGTACGCCTAATTTTCCATTTGCACCTCTGCGTAGGGGCAAAATAGCTTCCGCACCCGCTTCACCCATTAAACCCATGCCATTAGCCATAGGAAATAGGGTTGGTTTTCGGACTACTGTGCCTCCGTAAGCATATTTTTGTACCTTTCCATCAACAAAAGCATTACCATCTGCATTTTTAAACAATCCACCTAAAAAATTACCAAATGGTTTTGTGAAACTTTGCTGTATAGCCATACGTGCCATATCTTTTATTATTGAATTTGCTAAATCTTTAAAACTTAATTTTCCTGTAGTTACAAAATCTACAAGTGCATCTTCCATTCCTTTTATTCCTTTAGTAACAACATCAGCCATTGATTCCTGTACTGTTTTTAATCCATCGTTGAAAGCTTTTAATTTATCTCTCATTGTCTGACCAAAACTTTTTTCAATAGTAACTGCAGCATCATTAGCCTTTTTCTCTATTTTTCCAAAATAACTTTCACCTGCATTTGTATCTGTACTAAATAAAGTTTCTATTTCTTCAATATTCTGCTTAAATCTTTCACTAAAACCAATAACAAAATCTTCTCCAAAAATACTTCCTGTTAAACTTTTATAACCTTCTAACAAACCAGAACCCATATTTTTTAATGTATTACCAGCACCACCTAACATGTTAAGCATCCATTTTGGAATACTATCTATTACTCCTTGTACAATATTTTTTACTCTTTCCGCTAAACGACTAACAACCCTTATAGATTCATCTACAAGTTTTATAGTTGCAAAAATTCCTATAGAAATACCTCTGATACCAATTTCCATTGCATTGAAGAAACCAGTAAAATCATTATCAGCACTAAATAAATCACTAAATACACTAACAATAGTATTTAAAGCTGGTAATAATGCATCAGTTAATTGCTTTCTAAATCCATCAAATTTAATTGCTAATGTTGCTATCTGATCGTTGAAAAATTCAGCATTTTGTGCAAATTCATTAGAAACTGCATAATTAAATTCCGTTAACGATTCAGCACCACCATTTAATAAATTAATTAAGCTTGCTCCTGATCTGCCAAATATTTCCATTGAAATAGCAGCTTTTGTTGCACCATCTGGCAACTCTGAAAATTTATTAGCTATCTCTCCTAATACTTGTTCTGATGATTTTAATTCTCCATCTGTACCTCTAACAGATATACCTAATGCGTCATAACTATCTTTATATGTAGCAATGCCCTGATCCGCTTCACGCATTGATTGAGCTAATCTTCTAAGTCCTTTATCTATAGTCTCCTGACTTACACCAGCTAATTTACCTGCGTTTACGTATGCCTGTAAGGTATTTGCTGCAATGCCAGTTTGATCTGCCATCTTACCAAAACTATCAGCAGAATCTATTGCCCCTTTTATTAGACCAACAAAAGCACCACCTGAAACTAATATCCCTAATGCTGCAAATGTTTTATTAAGACCTGCCATAGCTAGTCTTAAATTCTTTACTTTGCCCTGAACACCCTGCATAGAGTTTCCAAGACGTTTTATAGATCCAGCACCAACAGTCTTTGCAGCTACAACTAAATCAAACTTTGCCATCTATTTACTCTCCTTATTCATTTTTTGTAAAGCTGCAGCTTCCATAATTTGAATATTCTCGAATAGTGCAATAGGATCATCTACTTTATACATTCTAATCACTTCTAATACACATGCATAGTGTAATCCTATAACTCGATTAAAACCTATATGCCATTGTGATTGTACTTTTAGAAACATATCTACAGTTTCCCAATTCTCTGCATAAACAAAAAATTCATCCTTCGGTTTTTCTTGTTTATCAACAACAATACCTAAAACAGCGTTATCTTTATCAGTCTCATCGATGACTACTGAACCTGATGCCCAATATTCAGCAGCCTCTATTAGTTTTTTTTGTAGATCTCCTCATTTGATTGAATAAAAGTCATACCAACAGCAGTTGCAAAACCTCTTACCTCTAATAATTGATTTAAAGTGTTTTTATTAAAAGGTACTTGAGAACCATCTGAAGCTTCCATATCATCCCAACCTACTAAAACTTCTTTTGTAACATCTACCTCATCTATTTGCTTATCATCAATCATTTTTATCATTTCTCTGAA